TGGCACCTTCAAGGCTGCTGACGTTACTAACGCCAGTAACAGCATCAATGTTGGAACCTTCCTGAACTTTAAGGTAGACGACAAAGTTTCTTTCACCGCTGGCGGTGGCACGCTGCCTGCTGGTCTTGCCGAAGGCACGCCTGTTTTCATTCGCACCTACGTCGCTGCTACTGGTGCAGCTACTTTCGCTGCAACTGCAGGCGGCACCGAGCTGTCAATCACTGATGACGGTACTGACGGCACCAGCGACTTCACGATCAAGTACACCGATTTTCAGTCGGTGGCAAACGTTCGTTCTTGGTCTTTTGAGGTGACTCGGGAGGAGATTGACACCACCAGCATCGGTGGAACGCTTGGTCAAACCGCTCCGTTCCGAACCTTTATCTCTGGTTTTGCTGATGGTTCCGGCTCTGCTGAGGTGTACTTCACCGACGATGACACCACCATCGCTAGCCGTCTGATTGAAGACGTGACCCAGCGTAAGCAGGCTGGCGCAACCTTCAAGCTGTATATGGACGCAGTCCTGTCATCTGGTACGCCCAATGACACAACCAGCCGGTCGATTGAGCTTGAGGCTGTGCTGACTTCAGCCAGTTTCTCCGTTACCCCGGATGATGCTCAAACTGTGTCAGTTAGCTTCCGTCCGACGACTGCTCCTACATTCGACTTCGCTAAGACCTGATCAGCGAATAGTGACGAAGCTCCCGGCATTTGTCGGGGGCTTTTTTAATGCTAGTGTAGTAGCACAATCAATCAACTTTTTATGGCACTCCGCGCCATTGATCGCCTCAAGAAAGCAGCAAACCTGGAGCCGGTCAAAAAGACAGTTGAGTTGTCAGACGGCAGCGAGTTTGAAATGTGGGTTGCGCCATTGACGATGGCCGAACGCGAGCGTGCTCAAAAGCGTGCTGGATCGGATGATGCCAATGCCTTTGCGCTCCAGTTGCTGATTGCAAAAGCTCAGGATGAGATGGGCAAAGCGTTGTTTCTTGCTGGCGAGATCGACGTTCTTAAGAACGAAGTGAAGGACAAGGATCTTCAGGCTTTGATGTTAGCGATTCTGACCGACGAGGAAGAAGAGGCTATTGACCCAAAATCCTGAACGCCGAGCTTCGGAAAGACAACTGGCTCATGCTTCAGTTTGGCGTTGCCAAGGAGCTAGGCATGAGCCTGACGGAGCTTAGGGCGACGATGACAGCAGAGGAGATCATTGGTTGGAGCGCGTACTTCAAGATATTGAACGAGGATCAGGAGAAAGAGTTCGCCAAGGCTCGTAGGCGCAGGTAGAGTGTTGAAATAGGATTCGGTCGTTTTCTGTGGCTACTTACTCGGGGACTATTGACCTTCGGGTAACGGGCAACGCGCTTAAAGAAGTTGATTTAGTCGCAAAACGCATAAATGAAATTAGGTCTCTTGCAAAAAGCTTAAAACCTGCTCCGAATTTATTTGACAAAAGAGGCAACGAAAGAATTGTAAAAGCAAAAGAAGAGCTTAGAAAACTTGTAAACGAGTACGGCAAGGGCACTGGAGCTGGAAAAAGATTTTCTAATACTCTTGCCGGGTTGAATTCTCAAATTTCTGCGTTTGGCAGAATCATCGGCAATGTAAACGTTAATAGCGATGAATTTGTCAGCGCAATAACAGCGCAGGAAAAGGCTTCTCGCCGTTTGGCAAAGGCTGAAGCAGAAAGACTAAAAGTTCAAACCCGAGTCAACACTGCTAACACTGTTGGTCGAGCAACGTCGGTCCAAGAAACACTGGATCTTGGCAAGGTTATTCCAAAATCTATTGCAGGATTAGAACTTTACCAAAGAGAGCTGCAAGAGACGTTCAGAAATGTAGAAATTGGTACTGAATCGTATAGAGAGCTTCGTGATGAAATTTTGCGGGTAAACGCTTTGATGCGTGATCCCGTAATGAGCGCTGCCGCTCCATCAAGTCCTATTGGTGGCCGAGCAGATATTCCTGGTTCTCCAGCAGCATTAGCAGCTGATAGAAATGCAAGAGCGCAAAGAAGGTCGCAAAGGAGACGAGACGTTCTTACTGGTGCAGGCTTCCCTCTGCTGTTTGGCGGCGGACCTGTTCAAGCATTAGCAGGTGGCATCGGTGGAGCGTTTGGAGGACTTGGCGGATCTATTGCTGGGTCTGCGATTGCGTCTCAGGTCGAAGCTTTTGCGCGAGCTGCAGCTCAGGCAGGTGTAGCAGTGACATCTACGGGTGGAGCGCTTGATTTTGTGCGTGAAAAGTCGTTGTTTAGCAAAGAAGCAAATAGAGAGCTTGCTGCACAGCTGGAAGAGCAGGGAAATGCCGCTGAGCTTGCCAAGCTTCTTGCTGAAGAGCTATCGCTTGCTATTGGAAATGAGGGTGTCAAGTCGTTGCAAGCCTTGGGTGATGAGACAAAGGAAACCACCAGGCTGTGGGGCTTGTTGACGACTCAGTTGTTCTCTTTGATTTCTGGCCCTCTAACTAAGTTTTTGGAAATTGTAAATAACGTTCTCGGGGGCGTAACAACAGAGCAGCAATTTAGAGCACGTAGAGAAGACCTTGGAGCGGAAGGTGCAGCGGCATTGGATGCACGAGTTGAAGAGTTGATGACTGGCGATACTTCGCGCCTTAACCCAACGCAATTACGGTCTGGCAAGGGCAGAGGCATTGGAGCGCTGAGTCGGCAAGCGGCTATGACGCAAGCGCTAGGCGAAGACGCATTCCAGGTTGCTGCTACTCCAATCCCTGTTACGGACGAAGATCGCAGAAGATTTGCTCCGAAGGCCAGAAAAGACAAGCTTCCAGATTTGCAGATTGAAATTGGTCTTCAAGAGCGCTTGCTTGCACTTGATAAGCAAATTGCACAAGCCACGCTTGATGAAAACGACAAAATTAAATCAATTCTTGAAAAAGAAAAGATTAGAGAAACGCTTGAGGCTAATATAAATAAAATTAAAAATGACGGGCTGCAGCCTGCAGTCGAAGCAGCCAAAATAGATCTTGAAAGGCTAGACGCCGCTCAAAAAATTCAAGACATTGACATTAACACAGATCAAATAAATGCAAATAAAACCAAAAAAGCAAAAGAGACCCTAGATGGGCTTTTGGCGGAGCAAGCCCTTTTGCAGGCAACTCTTGACGGCAAGGAAGACGAAGTGCGCCTTGAACAGCGCATTAAAGATATTTTGGGACAAAATACGAAGCTAACTGATGATGAAGTAAGGGAAATCTTGGAAGGAAACGCAGCGCTGAGAGAAAAAATAAGGTTGCAAGAGCAATCAAAAGCGCTCTACGAGAGAATCACAAAGACCATTGAGGATGGTCTGGTTGACGGGATTATGTCTGCTGTTGAAGGCACTAAGTCTTTGTCAGAGTCTTTGTCCGGCGTCTTAAGGCAACTTGCTCGTATGTTCTTGAGCCAAGGAATTGGTTCTTTTGGTAAAGACGGGAACAAGGGCACTGGCTTGCTTGGCGTTCTCGGGTTTGCCGATGGTGGTCGTCCGCCGGTTGGTCGCCCATCAATCGTTGGAGAACGCGGTCCAGAACTATTCGTACCCCGATCTTCCGGAACGATTATTCCTAATCATGCTTTAGGCGGCAGCGCTACCGTAAACGTGGCCGTCGATGCTTCTGGATCGTCTGTTGAAGGCAATGCTGATCAAGCCGCACAACTCGGCAAAGTCATCGGCGTTGCGGTACAACAAGAATTGATCAAGCAGAAACGTCCTGGAGGATTGCTTGCTAGCTAATGGCTGACTTCCCTGATTTTGATCCTGCACCGGGTCTAACCAAGTCGAGCGCACCAGTTACTAGGACGGTGCGCTTCGGAGACGGATTTGAAAAACGCCTGAGCTACGGTCTGAACCAGAACCCTAAAATTTTTAACCTGACATTTAACGTTTCAGAGTCTGAATCGGACACGATCGAAGCCTTTTTGGATGCACGTGCTGCCGACTCAGACAACTTCACTTACACGCCGCCTGGCGAGTCAAGCGCTTTGAAGTTTGTCTGCGAGGAGTGGAGCAAATCGATTCCGTTCCATGATCGTGCGGTGATTCAAGCAACGTTCCGTCAAGTTTTTGAACCGTAATGGCAGTTGCATCTTGGGCCGCTAGTACCGCATTTTCTGTTGGTGACGTTCGTCGTCCCAGTGCGAACCAGGGCACTGGCCTGTTCTTTCGCTGTACGACTGCTGGCACGTCAGCCAGCTCAGAACCCAGCTGGCCCAATTCAATTGGCGACACCGTTACGGATGGAACGTGCGTTTGGACTGCAATTTCCTCGACGTTTGGCGATCTTGTAGCTTCTAATCCCAGCGCAATCATTGAGCTGTTCCAGTTAAGACTTGTTGCTGACCTGCATGGCAGCAGCGATGTTTATTACTTTCACGCAGGTGTAAACGACTTTGCTGTTGGCAATGTTGTTTTCGACTCGCAGGTGTATTCCCGTGTTCCGATCCAGGCTGATGGATTTGAGTACAGCAACACTGGAACGTTGCCCCGACCAACGCTGACCATAAGCAACTTAAGCAGCACCATGACGGCGTTGCTTTTACTGGTCAACGCAACAACCGCAGGCAATGATCTTGGTGGAGCGGAGGTTAGGCGCATCCGCACGCTTGCCAAGTATTTGGACAGTGACAACTTTGGTTTTACTGGGTCTGGAGTCACGCAGGCCAGCGATGCTTTGGTCACGCAAGGCGGTGACGGGTTTGATTTCAACGTTGTTCAGGTCAACGCAACGGCTGATCCAAATGCTCGGTTCCCTGATGAGCGCTGGTTCGTGGACCGTAAAGCCAGCGAAACACGGGACAGCGTGACGTTTGAACTGGCAAGCAAGTTTGACTTAGCTGGCCAGAAGATTCCGCGTCGTCAGATCATCGCCAACGTCTGTCAGTGGAAGTACCGCAGCCCTGAGTGCAGTTATGCCGGGACCGACTATTACGACGTAAATGGCCGAGAGGTCACCACTGAGGCTGAAGATGTCTGCGGCAAGCGAGTGGCTAGCTGCAAGCTACGTTTTGGCGATACAGCAGAGCTGCCATTTGGGTCATTCCCTGGAGCGGGTCTGACCAAGTGATGCGTCTGTCGCCAGCCATGAAGGCTGAGATTCTGCAGCACGCCAAAGCTGAAACACCACGTGAGTGTTGCGGCTTGATTGCTGTTGTCAAAGGACGGCGTAAATACTTTCCGTGCCAAAACATTGCCGAAACACCAGACGAGCACTTTGTTCTCAGCGGCTGGGACGTTGTAGAGGATCAGGGCGAGGTGATCGCTATTGTTCACAGCCACCCCAAGACCAACCCTGAGCCATCAACAGCTGACCGCGTGGCGTGCGAAAAGTCAGAGTTGCCATGGTTCATTGTCAATCCAAACACTGAAGGCTGGGGCTACTGCGAGCCAGCAGGCTTTGAGTTGCCGTATGTGGGGCGTGAGTTTGTGTTTGGCGTGGTGGACTGCTACACGCTTGTGCGCGACTGGTACGCAAGGGAGTACGGTATCCAGTTGCGGGATTATGACCGCCGGGACAAGTTCTGGGATCGCGGCGAAAACTTGTATCTAGACAACTTTGCTGCGGAGGGATTTTGCAAGATTCCGCTTGAGGAGGTGCAACGCGGTGACTTGATTTTGATGAATCTGGTTTCACCGTTGCCGAACCATGCAGCGATTTATCTGGGTGATCAGCAGGTGCTGCATCATGTGCAGGGCAGGCTATCTAGCAGGGATGTGTATGGCGGTTACTATGGGAAGAGCACTGCCTGCGCCTTGAGGCATGAAAGTCGTTAAGGTCTACGGCGCTTTGCGTAAACGGCTTGGTCAATGCCGGTTTGAGTTTGACGTAAATACACCAGCGCAAGCAATCAAGGCGCTGTGCGTCAACTTTCCAGGGCTAGAAAAGTGGTTGATTGATAGTGAACAGGACGGCGTTGGCTACCGCGTAGCTGTAAGCAGAGAAAAAGTAACTGAGGAAAACATTGTTCCCCTTTTAATGCCTTTTAGCGATAAAGAGGTGTTCAGCATTACGCCTGTTGTTGCTGGTGCGGGAAGGGGGACGGGTCAGATCTTGGCTGGCCTTGCTTTGATTACGGTTGGAATTGTGTCTGGTGGAGCAGGCTTTGCTTTTAACACAACTCAAGGCGTTGGTTTTGTCGCGGCCGGAGCGGCACCATCTGCTTTTGCGGCTGCTGTCGGAAACATAGGTGTCTTTTTAACGCTGTCAGGCATTGCAACTGCAATCTCTCCACAACCAAGCTTAAACAGCACACTTGACGAGTCAGTGCAGCTTGAGTCGTTTACCTTCTCCAACGTCACTAATACCAGTCGTCAAGGGATGCCTGTGCCAATAGCCTATGGACGAGTGTTCGTTGGATCGGCAGTGCTGTCCAGCGGTCTTGACGTTGATCAGGTGCAGGCATGACTCAAACCAAATACGTTCAAGGCTCTGGCGGTGGTGGCGGCAAAGGCGGTGGCGGCGGTAGTCGCACGCCAACTGAGGCGGATGACACTCTGCAGTCAGTTCAGTTTGCCAACGTTCTTGATCTTCTTAGCGAAGGAGAAATTGCTGGCATTGAAGACCCTGGAGGTGGGACTAATTCTTGGCATAAAAGTATTTTTCTTGACGACACTGCTGTAAAAAACAGCAGCAACGAAGATAACTTTGAAAATTTTAAAATTTTTGTCCGAAATGGAACGCAAGACCAAACACACCTTCCTGGCCCATTTAATACAACGGAGCGAGAAACAGCGGTTAGCGTTGAAGTTACGAAAGATAATCCAGTAACTCGCACTATTACAGACGCAACTGTTGACCGTTTGCGTGTCACTTTGACGATTCCGTCGTTGCAAATACTGGAAGACGACGGAGATGTCGTCGGCCATAGTGTTCAAATTAAAATTCAGACAAAATATGCTAATCAGACTGAGTTTTCTGATGCTTTGGATACTTTGCCTGATGGTACCGACACAATTAGCGGCAAAAGCAGTAATCGCTATCAACGAGATTACCTAATTACTCTGAGCGGCACCTTTCCCGTCGATGTACGGGTGGTGCGTGTAAGCGCCGATGAAACAAGCCAGAAACGAGCCAGCAGCACGATTTTTCAGAGTTTTACTGAGATTATTGACGATAAGTTTCGTTATCCCAACTCAGCATTGGTTGGGTTGCGGTTCGACTCGCGCCAGTTCAATAGCATTCCGACTCGCAAGTATTTAATTCGTGGCATCAAGGTTAAAATCCCAAGCAATGCAACAGTAGACACCACAACGCATCTGGGACGAATCACGTATTCCGGCATCTGGGACGGCACATTTCAAGCTGCTACATGGACGAATGATCCGGCTTGGTGTTTGTATGACTTGTTGATTAGTGAGCGCTACGGAGCAGGCGTTCCAGAGTCATCGCTTGATAAGTACGACTTCTTTGCAATTAGTCAGTACTGCAATGAACTTGTTCCAAATGGCAAAACTGGTGCAGAAGCTAATTCTGAACCGCGCTTTAGCCTCAATATCCTGATTAACAGCAGGGATGAGGTTTACAACGTCATCCAGCAAATGACTGCCATCTTCCGTGGCATCAGTTATTACGGTGCTGGAACGTTGCAGTTACTGCAGGACAAGCCGTCTGATCCGCAGTATCTGCTTAGCCCTAGCAACGTTGTTGACGGTATTTTCCAATATCAAGGCACGTCCCAGAAAGCACGGCACACCGTTGCTGTTGTGGCTTGGCAGTCATACGACACCCGTGGTGACATCGAATATGAATACGTTGAGGACCATGATGCGGTCGCCAAGTACGGCATCATCAAAAAGGACATCAAGGCGATTGGTTGTTACAGCCAAGGCCAAGCGCATCGCATCGGTAAGTGGACGCTGCTGTCCGAACAGAATCTGACTGAAACGATTCAGTTCAGTGTTGCGATTGATAGTGGCATCATCCTGCGACCTGGCATGGTCGTTGATATTGCTGATCCTGTTCGTGCTGGAAGGCGTCTTTCTGGTCGCGTCAAGTCTGCAACCACAACAAAGATCGTTACAGACAGCGGCAATGGCTTAGTCACCGCTCTGGCTGCTGCAAACAATCCAAAGCTGTCAGTAATTTTGCCAACAGGATTAGTTGAGCAAAAAGATGTGCCGGTTGGCGGCATCACGTTGGTGGGTGGTACGGAGACTGACTCCATCGGCAGATTTGATCTTG